TCCCGATTTTTCACTTAATGTGGTAACCATATCAGAAATGTTACCTATGTCAAATCCCATTTGAGCTGCGGCACCCGCACTTTCAAGTAAAGTATCTCTATAGGCTCTGGATAAATCTCCAGTGATACCCATTCTTTCATTAATTTCAGTATGTAAATCCGATTCAATTTTTAATTGTTTAAGAATTTCAGTCTGAAATGCCATAGTCGCACCTGTTCTAGATGTCATACCTTCAAAATCAACATTATTAGTTTCGATTGCATCACTAATATTTGACTTACCTCTACCTGCTTCTTGTATTTGTTGTATCGGAGTTAATGGACCTCTATTATTATTTCCACCACGATTTAGTGCCGATCCAAAATTTCTTCCATTATTTATGTCTCTCTTTACTGTTGCGTCTTCAACGACATTAGCGGCTCGACAATCATTTACGTAATTGCCAACCGCTGAATTTGCATTCATATTATTTTCAATATACCATTGTGCATTTTGTACTGCTGCCATAACTATAAATATTAAGTTGTTCTATTTTCTAACTCAATTATATAATTAACATAATACTTACGTAAATAAACAGGCATAGTAAGGATATCACCGTAAGAAAACCCTTTTTTAACCAAAAATAAAATCTCGTCTAATTGTCCTTTTTTATAATCCGTAGAAAGGACGAAAAAATTCTACCCCAAACCCAATATTAATTTGGATCGTATCTCCTGATGGGGTTGTTACTTGTTGGGTTAAATCTAACCCTGGTTTATTATCTTTTATAAATTTTCTAAAATCTTGTGAATCTTTAATTGGCATTGTTTCAATAAAATTTCTTATTTTTAATGCGTCTCTAACTCCATTAAATGATTTAATCATCATTTCAAGTTCTTTTGTAACAATTGGTGCAACACCGTTACCGTTCCAACTTTCTTTAATTTTATTCAATTCATCTTCTTGTTTTTTAGTTATAAATTTAAAAGTAACATCTGTATTACTTTTTTCTAAAAAATAACTATATTCACCGTTTGGATCTTCGATTAAATTAAAATCTTTTATTTTTAAAATACTTAAATCTATTGTACCATCGAAAGAATTACCTGTTTTTGGATCGGTTGCCGTTACTCTATATTCTGAACCAAACGATGTGTTCCTTAAAAAAATTAAAATTGCTTGTTTATCCTCTTCTACAATTTCATCAACTAAAAAGTCTTTATCAATAATTTTTCTTTTTAAAAGTTCATCAATAACAGTATTTGTATTAATAAAGCTCGGAGATGATAATATATTCTCATCTGAGGCGGTTAAATATGAAACTCTTACTGATTTCTTTTTATTTGTATAATGAATACCTCTACTAGGTAATTCAATTACATCATAGGCTATTGTAGGGTCAATTCTTGTTTCTTCCATAATACTTTAATTTACTTAATAACTAGTTCAAAGTAAAGTTTTTAAAAAAGAAAAACCGATAATCTTTTGAACTATCGGTTTTCGTATATGAAAATTTGTAATATTAGTATATCAAAATACATCTATCCATTCTTAACGAAGCTGTAATGTTAGCTAATTCGTCTCTGTTATAATCTAATTCACCAAAGTTTAAGTCAGTTAAGAAACAGTTCTCTAATAACCATTTTTCAACCACAACTCCTGTTGGATCTAACATCTCCAATTCTACATCTTTTTTGTAACCTGCCGCATATCCCATACGACCTGTAACAGATTCAGCATGTAAACGGAACCATTCCATTAAAGCTTGTGAAGCTGAAGGACCAATTGGATCTCTAAAAGTTACTTTAATTTCATTCCACTCAAATCTACCCGCAACATATGTTGAAGTGTTCAGGAAAGGAATTGCAACTGAATTGATTTTTGCACTTGGTCTAGACGCTGCAGATATATACCACTCGTTTATACCCAAAGATGAGTTGAATCTTACGATAAATCGGTTGACCCTTTTCGGTTCGTAAGGTGTCGGCATTTTCATTAATAAATCGGCCATATTGTGTGTTTGTTAGTTTTTGTTAGTTATTTACTTTCTTATAAATATATCCAAAAGGAAAATAATTTTATTTTGAATTAATTATCTCAAAAAGGTTGTTTATGTCAATTATTTTTCGTAGTTTTTTACAGGCCCCAGTATCTAGTTCCAGTTTAATACTCTACTTCAATAAATATTATATCATTAATAAATACTAGAATATCTAGTTCTAGTATTCTGGGTAAAGTATAATTATTTTTTTATTATACAAAACGTTCCACGTGGAGCATTAAAAAAGAGTACCATTTCTGATACTCTTCTTATTTTTATATCTCCTTTTAGATTAGATATTTTCAAATGAAGCTCCCGTTGGAGTAATAATGAATTCCACATCGATATATTCAAGAGAACGAGTTGGTTTGATGTAAATCTTACCTCTCATAGTGTTTGCGTCGATATCTTCAGGATCGTTAGAAACTGTAACACGGAAGTCATATAAACCTCTTTCTTTCTTAATTGAATCTAATATCGGGTTTACCAATCTTAAGAATTCGTTTCTTACTTGATCATCGTTTTGTTCAAACAATAATCTTACAGAAACTGCTGAAATTAACTTTCTTGCTCTTAATAGTAATCTTCTTACGTTAATTCTATCTAAAGCCGATTCTCTAACTTGTAACGTTTTGTTACCCCATATAATGGTACCTGTATCTGAGAATGTTGCAATTGGGTTAATTCTGTTCTTGTATAATACGTCTCTATCATCTAAAGTCAATTTCTTAGTTGCTTTAATTGCATTTACCAAACCTCTACTGTAACCCGCAACTGCGAACCAAGGATAAGACACGTTGTCAGTTAAGGCAATGTTCTTAACAACCTCACCTGTTGGTGGGATATATAATTGAGTTGCGTTATCTACATCTCTTACTTGAATCCAAGGCCAATATGTTGCCGAGTAGTTAGAATCAATACCCGCATTTTCTAAAGAAGCAACAATTTCATCTGTTGCCGTCGTTCCTGTAATGTTAGGTGAGTTCATAATATATAATGAATCCGCTCTTTCAGTTTCAATCATATCAATTGCTTGATTAACTAATGAACTATGATCTTGGAAGTTAATACCAGGAGTTGCAAAAACGTTAATATCAATAGCTTCAGGATTTGAGTAAGTCTCAATACCTTGTAAGTAAGAGTAATAGTCAGAATTACCTACATTTGAACTAAATACACCACCATTTAATGTGTGACCTGTTTTATAGATTGTTTTACCAAAAATATAAGCGTCTGTATTTGTTCTTGTTTGTCTATAGATATCCCAACCATCATGACCGCCATAAACCGCAAATGTGAATTTACGATAGTTAATATTTGTTAATTTATTGTCACCGTCATTATTAGTTGTATCTTGACCTTCTAAATCATATGGAGTAGTTTGGAAACTAGTACCGGTAATTGTTGCGGCATTTACCGATAAATGGAAACCATTTGTTTCAGTTGTTGCCATGGTACCTTTATACTTTAATAAATCTTGGTCAAATCCAACCGTACTTGATAAACCTAACATTACTTTTCTAACCTTATCTCCACCTTCGATATTTGAAGCTCCTGACACGTCATATGTTTCAACATCTCCAGCGTTGTTGTATTTGGTTTTAAAGACAACATTACCTAAACCATTATTAATACCTGTTACATCACCAAAGTTTTTATTGTTACCAAAACCTCTAAATCCTGCTGGAATTGCATCTACAGGAGCACTGTCAGCTAAAACTAACATAATTCTTTTAGAAACTAACGCATATTCACCATCTGAAGTACCAATTTTCTTAGCTATATAACCAGGCATATCAGGGTTCATTGAACATCTTGAGTATTTCTCTAAAGCAACTTGATTATCATCTGTATCGTTAAAATCACGAACTACTAAATCAAACTCCATAGTATCTAAATTAATGTTTTGAATATTAATTTTTACTTCAAAGTTAGCAGATTCACCATCAGAAATTGTGATAACTTGGAATAAATCGTGAACATTACCACCACGAACCTCAGAAACCACCATTGGTGAAATCGTAGTGTCCCATTGGCTTAGGTAATTATCACCTTCTAATTCATAAGATGCTACCATAGAAATACCTCTTATTAAACCTCTTTCAAATGATGTACTTAAATAATTAGGATATGATTCATGTACATATATAGGATAATTTGTATGATCCTTATCAAAAACCTCAGTTCCTAATACTTTAGAGATATATTTTGATGATGTTGTATCAAATGAACAAACAAATTGTTTAATTCCACCTGTTGCACCTGTTACGTTAATTGCAAATTCACCCATTGGATTAGTTGCCATATCGTATCCTGTAACGCCAGATAATATAAAATTAGTATCATCTTCAACTTCATGTACTAATGTTTGACCACTATATAATCCTCTTGGTCTTATAGCTGCAACAACCACATTATGATAATCTTCCGCTAAAAGTGCGTCCCAATCAAATTGTGTGATTGACCATTTATCAGTTCCATTAGTGAATTCAAATAAATAAGAATAAATACCATTTACACCTGTTCCTGTTGTTGGAGTAACTAAACCATTTGATTGGTGATGCATTGTATTCCACCATTCTTTTGTGTTATTGTTATTTTCATATACGTTACCTGTTAATGGAGATACTAATTCTGTACCATTTCCAGTAATTCCGCTAGACGCAGTTCCTACAGTATTTCTTCCTATCCAAAAATATTCGTTAGTTGATCCTGTAGTTGATCCTGTATAACCACCATAATTATCTTTTAGATATGTGATAATATCTGTTCCATCAACAGATGTAACACCTGTTAAATGTTTTACAATATCATTTAATGATGATCCCGTTTCGGTTGTTGTTATTGTTGTTGGGGTAATTGTAACACCACTAACTTGGTTAGTCATACCAGAATACCCTTCTAAAATTACACCACCTACCGTTTTAATACCAAAAGTTTTATAAGGTTTATAACCTGTAAGACCCAATACTCTTGTTACGAATAATTGGTTTGATTCTTGTAAATACGATTTTGCCACATAACCTAATTCATATTTTGGGTTACCGTCACCGAATTTTTCAGGTGAGGTTGATCCAAAATACAATTTAAAATCGTCAAAATTTGAAATTAAAATTGGTTCGAAAGCGGGACCTTTTAATGTCTCACCCACTAAACCTAATGTTGTAACACCTACACTTTGTGCTACGAATGTTAAATCGAGTTCCGATGTATAGACACCTGGAGAAACGAAAACTCTGTTATTACTTGCCATTGATTTTTGTTTGGTTAATTAATTTTATTACTTATCTTATAAATATCTTTGTTTTTATCAAAGATTTCCCAACTTTTCTTAAAAAGATAGTTATTTATCTTTTAATATCTTTTATATGGAAAACACTCAAAAAAACGTTAAAATAAGTGGGAAACACCACGAAATGTTAAAAAATTACTGTGATAAAAATGGTTTAAAAATCTATAAAGTTTTAGAAAAACACATAGAAGAACTTTGTAAACCTAAAAAGAAGGATATATATGGGGACGATTAATAAAGGTAAACGAAATCTAAAGTAGAACCAAATACAGGTGCACTTGTTAATGTTATTTGTTTTTGTCCTGTTATTTCATATCCCTCTTCACTAAATTCAATAAGTCCATTTGTTGTAACACTAATAACACTACTAATCTTTTCTTGTAGT